CATCGGTGCCAAAAGCGCCCTGATAGGCAACCTCTTGCCGAAGCTCCTCGGACATCTCCTGTGTGGCTGAAAAATCCTTGCCGTTCTCGAATGAAATCCCGAGATCGACAGCCGTGAGTCCTTCGAGCCATGCCATAATTTCCTCCTTTCCTTAGACCGGGATCGTGAGGTTGCCAGCGACCTTGACCGTGCTGATGCCGCGAACCACGATACCCTCGTAGCCGACCGTGACTTGTCGCATGTCGGCGGACGGAACGACGGTGACGTTGTAGCCGAGCGAGCCGTCCGGCTGCGTGACAGGAAGAACCCAGGTGCTCCGCTCCTGAATTACAGCCTGAATTCCGGACTGCATCCGCGACCGAGTTGTCTCGGTATTTCCTGCGCGGAAGAAATTGTTGTCGTAGATGTACGCCTTTACGTCGATGAAAAGCTGATCCACGATGATCCGTGTGTAAAGCGCGTCGAACGCCGTGTTGGTGATGTAGCAAGTGCGAAGGTGCGTCGTGGAGACTCCACCGGCCACACGAGACGGCTGAAGCGGCGAGACGCCACCCTGGAGGAGATCCTCGAAATCGTCCTTCGGGAGTCCTGCAATTACCTGCCGTCTGAAAATCGGAAGCGCCGAAGCGTCCAGTTCGATAGCAAGCAGAGAAGGCATGTCCCAAAGGTCGAGATCGTTTCCGGGATCGGCGTTTTTCGCAACCTCTGCCGCGACACAGGCCGCTGCGTAGGAACCGCTCTGGAGCGTTCCTGTGCCGTCGTACACACCTGGGCCGACCAGACACGTACGCGAGGCCGGATCGGTTCCTCCAGATGAAATTGAAGTTGCCGCCGCAATCAGGTTCGCCTTTGTAGTTCCCGAAGCGAGGCCGACAAATGCGATCTGCTTGTTGTAGAGGAGGTTGGCATTTGCACACGAGACGGCGAGCGCCGCGTGATCGGACTGGACGACCGAATCCGTGAGCCGGATCCGAATGTTTTCATTCGACTCCAGCTTCTGCCACGCGGCCTGACGTTGCACGAGCGTCGGAACGGTCGCCTTGGCCGATGCAATTGCAATGATCGGCCCAGCACCACGACTGAGCAGAGCGTTGATGATTCCGAACAGAGGAGAATCTGCGCCGAAATTCACCGCCGCTTCGTCCAGCCGTGTAATTAGCGTCGGAACGCCGATGTTGGCCGTTCCGGTCGCCGTCATCTGACCTTCGACCGCTGGCTGAAGGTAAATCGTTGCTGTCGCCTTCGGTGTCAGCGTCGAGGCGTCAATTACCTGAGGATCGAGCAGTACCGTGGAAATTCAACTCACCGCCTTCCGTTCATTCGATTGGGATTAGACCTTGGTCTTCGCGGATGGAGAGATCCGGGTCTTGATCGATTTCAAGGATTGCAGGCCCGCTCAGCGCGTCGTCCAGAGGAACGCGGCTGAAAACTCGGATGATCAACGTGCATTCGGCCATCCTGTAGACCGTCATGTCATTGATCTTGTCGAGAACGAACCGCCCGCCTGAAAAGCTCAGTAGCTCAAGCATCCCATCGCCACCATCCGTGAAATTCCTGAGCTTGATGATCCCGAGCGCACCCCCAAGGCAGTTCTGGAGGATCTGCTTAGCCCTGAGACGCGCTGTAGTGCCCCCAGACGCATCGGAAGCCCAGATCCCTACATCGAGGTTGATCGTGTGGACTTCACCCGTACGGCCGACGAGAGTGTTTGTGGCCTCGTCGTACGTTGAAGTGAAAATATTGTCGCCCAATCCGACCATCGCGCTTGTGATGTCATCAATTTCAAAGTGGATGATCGTCTTCTGCATCGGCATCTTGCGCAGTTCAAGATCCGTAGCAGGAAACTCCGCGACAACCTCGTAGACATCTTCACCGACGAAATTTTCACCGTCGTCCACAGCGACGTGGAATTCATGCTCCAAATACGCCTTGAGACAGCGAACCGTAGACTCCAGAAACTTTTCAGGATTGTAAGCAACAGTCACGGCAAATGCCTCCCCAGCATCGGGCCAGTGTACGAGCCGCCACCCCTATTCGGCTTACGAATCTGAAATCTTCCGTTACGCGCCCGAACATGCGGCGAGAACATTCCCTTTCTGGCGTTGCGCACCACTTCGCCAACTGCCTCGTGCTCCGAGACGTTTTCCCAGACGTTGTGCCCGCCTGCGGGAGATTGGATAATCTGTGTAAACCCGGCGTGTGTATGCCGCGATCTGAAAATGTCTACCCAGATTCGATGATACGCCTGAGTCGTCGCCATGAATTGCATCGTTTTCAGAACCGAGAGCTTCCGCACCGGCCTGCGAATTCTCCTACTAGGCACACTTCTGTTGCCGGATCCTCCAAACCCGACCTCTGAAATCCCATATTCGATGAAGTATGCCTCGCGAGTATCGTTGTAGACGATGTAATGGGCGAAATTTCGTTTCTTGATTCGCCAGCCGAGGTAGTACGCCTGTGAAATCCGCCTGATTCCTTGTGAAGGTGTTCTCCAGGCCAGGCTCGTGTCCTTGCCCGACGGATCGTACGGCCCGTACGCCATTTTCCTCGCATCCGACTGATTGATCAACGCCATGTAGTGAACTAGCTGATCCATCGCATACGGGACACGCTGCGGAACCTCGATTTCACACCAACGGACATACGCCTCGACGCCCGAGATCGTCCTCGGAGTAATTTCAGTGAGTCCTTTGAGGTTTCCACGCGGCTGAAATCCAACGAACCGTGCCATTACTCCAACCCGTCTGATCTGATCAAGCGCAGGCCAACCTCGAAATGGTGCTTTGGATTTCCGTCTCCCGGATCGGGAATGATGTTGGAGTTGATCACGAAAAACCGTTTACCGTCATATTCGATGAAATCATCCCCGCTCTGTGACCACATATCGAATCTCAGGGTTACACCGCCCCAGGAGATCGGGAAGATTCCAAGATGATCGTCGGCCTCCACATGCCCAAAAACCTCCTGGATGTATTCCGTTGAAAGTCTCGTGGCTCGTGTTGACTGGATCGGCTGCACGAACGCCTTCACAATTACATCGATAGGTGCTGTAGGAAGCATTCCGGCCTCGTTGCAAACCGGAGTGTCAGGAGGCGCAGAGAGATGCCAGCTTGGATCCCTGAAACCTTCCGGTGTCCTGCACGGGCACGGTACCGCCGTATCGGATGACCTGAAATATCGCGCCGACGATGCGTGAGTATTCAGGAGCGCAGTGAAGGATGGGACGGTGCTCATGGACTAATTACAGCCTCGGCCTCGTAGTCGATGCTCGTTCTGGTCAGATCGACTCCATGAAGTTGCGCTGGCCTACATCCGGAGTCGATATTCGCCATCAGTAGAATTACACTGTAATTCAGGTTGAGATCGTCGTTCGCGGATGCTATCAGAGCTTCGATGGCTTTGGTGGGATCGGCCGTCGTCGCGCCTGTCTGGAGTGAAACAAGGCCAGCCGTGAATTTCGATACTGTTCCTCCAGCCGCCAGGTACGTAGCTACGAGCGAGCGAGCCAGAGTGAGGTTCGTCATCCCTCGAAGCTGGACGTAGGTAGCTTCCTCCACAAGGACGGAATTCGGATCTTGCGTGTGCATGACATCCGAGACGACAGCCTGTGCTTCCTGAGTGACAATTACCTCATTCAGCGCCGGGTTCCTGAGCAGGCAGCGGTCAACGATCTCCTGCACGAGTGTTTTTGTCCCGCCCTGGATCGAGCCGGAATACGGGCTGAAAATCCCGTCCTCGCCTTCCCAGCGGATACGGAACCAGTCGGTTTCGTCCTGGGCCTCGGGCGTCGTGTAGCTCGAAATGTAATTCGGGTATACGCCAATCGCAATCGCACGTTCGATCTCGGTGAACACCCCATCTTGCGCGGGCGACTCCTCGATCCTGAGCGCGACCATTCCCGCTTGGGTTGGCGGGACGAAATCAAGCCGAACAGTTGCCATCAGTCTCCCCCATTCACCAGGCTACCGAAAGAAGCTCTGCTTTTTCATTTTTTTCAGCCGAAAGTAATTCGGCGTCAGTCCCTGCTGAAAGTAGCTCTGCACTCTCGACGTGCTCTGCCGACAGAAGTCTTGAAATTTCGGACTTTGCCGAAAGCAATGCGGTCGGGTCTAGGCTGGCGCTGAATAGTATCGCAATTCGCACACCGCTGTCCGTCTTCAGCACCGCAGCTATCTCGTAGGTAGTTCCTCTGTCCTGGACGAGTAGCCTTATAGGAAGAATATTTTCAGAGGCAGTTCCTGTATCGCTCGTATATAGGAGAAAGAGATAGCTAGCACCCTCAGAGATGCTCCCGAAATCGCTCCCAGCGAGCTTGACGGCCAGGAACTGGATCTCAGAGGCTGTGGAGGTATCGCTGGAAGCCCCTGAGAAGCGCTGTGAGGCGCTCTCACCCCCTGATCCTTGGTCAGACACCCTCTGAGCGATCTGAGCGCTCTCAGAGGCTCCCAGAGCGTCGGTCGAGGAGAGGCCCATTCCGGCCAAAAATCCGGAATCGGTAATAGTCCCAGAGTCTGTAGAGGAAACGACCGCTTTGAGCGCAGCGGATTCCGTTGTGACCGAGTTGGAATCCGACGATGAAATTATGTTTATCTGGGCCGTCGTGCCGTTCTCTGTAGCCGTCCCATTCGTGTCCGTTGTCGAGACGAGTGCCTTCGGAGTCGCCGTCTCGCTCGCTCCACCGGAATCCGACCCTGAAATTTGATTGGTCGATACGATAGAGCCGTTCTCTGTAGCCGTCCCATTTGAGTCAGACGTAGAGACGAACACTCGCGGAGTTGCAGTGTCAGAAGCAGAGCCTGTGTCCGACCCTGAAATCTGGTTGACCGCAGCGTTTGAGGCATTTTCAATGATCGCCCCATCGCTATCGAAAGCGGGTATGGCGGCAACAAGCGCCGACGCCTCGGTAGTCGTACCGTTCGCATCAGATCCGGCAATCTGGTTTGTTGTAACCAGAGTTGTAGATTCTGTAATTGTGCCATTTGTGTCGCTGCTTGAAATCTGCGCAACAGGAGTGGCACTCTCCGTAGACGAACCATTTGTATCCGACCCGGAAACCTGAAGGAACGTAGCAGTCGATCCAAATTCAGTGGTCGTCCCGTTGGATTCAGAGGCTGAAATTTTGGCCACATTTGCAGCAGCCTCCGAATCCGTGCCCACATCGCTGGATGGAATTTGCGCAGTGACCGTAGCGCCAGCCCCGACCTGAATACTGCCGCCGTTCCAGTTGTCGCCAGTCGAGTTGCCGTTCATCCGGACGCCCGGAGAGCCGCCAGAAGGGACAGATGCATCGCTAATGGCGGTCAGTCCTGTGACCGGATTTCCATTCAGCTTGACAGTGATCGAATTACCGGTAACTTCCAGGCGCAGAACGTCGGTCGAGGCAGGCTGAGTTGTCGGGACGCTGCTCGCTAGTTGCGAAAGAGCGCCACTTGCTACACGCTTGTAAACCTGAATAACCGGGCTACCAGCATTTCCAAACCAACGAGCATGGTAGAAATCGCTGCCATTGCTCGTCATCCGAACTGTCACGCCGACAACATCGCTGGCGGTGGTGCCTAAGAAGCTCGGACTTATTTCAGCAAACTGATCGTTGCCAAACGTCCCTACCCAGGCCGCGCTCGCAGGCCCGACGGATGCAGTTACCGTGTTCGTTGAAACAACCAGCGAGTTTTCACCGGCTGACCAGTTCGGCCCGAGAGCACCGTTAGCTCTGTTGAAATTGTCGGTAGCTACACTACCGCCACCGCCGCCATCACTCCCTGTTCCGGAATCGGCGGAGGAAATTGGGCTAGCAACGGCAGCAATTTCCGTTGAGGCTGTGGCGCTGTCCGTTCCAGAAACAATCGCTTTGACAGTTGGAGTCTCTGTGCTCGTGCCAGAGTCGGAGACGCTTGTCGTCGTCTGAAAAGTTGCTGCTTCAGTCAGTGATCCTGAAAAATCACTCGCTGAAAGAGCATAAGTAAAAGAAGCCGATTCGGTTGTTGTCCCATTTACATCAGAACCAGAAATAGGTGTCAGTGTCGAGACGCTTGCGCTCTCTGTAATTGTCCCATTCGCGTCTGATACGGGTATGAGAGAACCAACAGTCCCAGTTTCCGTTTCATTGATCGGACTCGTGTCAATGAGAGATACATTCGGGTTCGCGGATTCAGTAATTGCCCCATTCTGATCCGTCCCGGAAACTTTTACAACAGCTGAAGCTGATTCCGTGACCGTGCCATTTACATCGGCACCTGGAACAGAAGCAATAGCATTCGCACTCTCGATCTCGTTGATCGGACTCGTGTCAGCGAGCGCCACCGCAAGCGAAACCGCCTCAATTTCATTTATCGGACTTGTGTCAACAAGCGATACTTTCGTGCTTGTGTTTTCGGTAACCGTGCCATTGTCCGAAGATGAAACAAGAACAGGAGGAAAAGAAACAGTTGCGTTCTCCGTGAGTCCTGGAAATGGTGAGCCAGTTGAAAGTAGCTGGTAAGTCGAGACACTAGCCGGAATCGCCGCATATGTCGCAAACCTATTGGGCAGAGCCGTATACGTACCAGGATCAGGTTCAACGACAAGTAGTTGAACCTTTACATCGACAGAAGCATTTTCAGCAATCGTCCCTGAATCAGTTCCTGAAATCAGACCAACGGTTGTGGATGTCTCAATTTCATTTATCGGACTCGTATCGGCTATTTGAACCGCCATCGCGGTTGCCTCAGTAACCGCCCCGCTCGTATCTGTGCCTGAAATTGGAGTACCGGCGGCAACGACGACCGAGGCCGTCTCGCCCCCCGCTGCCACCACATACGTACCGCCGCCGAAGTCGTCGAACGAGTCGAGAGAAGAAGCGCCGAGAGAAACGCCGATGTACCCCGCCGCTGAGTAGGTCGAATCAGTCCTTGTGGTGATTACGGCCCACGCACCGTTCGTATATCCCCAAGCACTGATCGTGTTGCCGACCACCGAGAGGCCGATCTTCGTCGTGTTCGCCGGGATCTGGAATGAACCACCACCGATGGTGGTAACAGCGTCGTTCGTGATCGACTGGATGAACCCGGCAGACATGCCTTGAGCCTGAAATAAGTAACCGGAGACGTTCGACGCACCGGGGTTCTGCACACGAGCAAACAATGTGGGAGCTATGTTTCCGGTGACAACAGTCGCGTAGGCTTCGCAATCGGGGCCGAAGCTCGACTGATTCCACCAGGCGGTCGAAGTCACACTACCGGCAACCATCGCGTTGCCGGTGATCACTGGTGCTGTCGCCGCACTTGGGCGAAGTCCTCCCGTCCAGTTCGCGCCGAGTGCTCCATTCGCCCTGTTGAAATTGTCAAGGACGCCCGTGGACGGGAACGCCCCACCACCAATAGGAACGCCACCGGAGTCAGAGTCAACCGCCACGACTTTCGTGATCGAGGCCGACTCGGTTGTAGTCCCATTCGAGTCGGTGCCCGAGACAAGTGTGTTCGCCACAAAGTTGGGAGTGAGAAGTACGGAACCGGCAGGGCCGGTTGATCCAGTCCTGATGACAACATCGCCGCTATTGCTACCGCTTGCTGTTGTAATCTCCCAGGCGATGACAAAGAACAGATACTCGTTGTTCAATGTGATTGACGCGCCGGGATTCCAGTTCACGGAAGCGCCTATATCAGTTGTCGTCGAGATAGAAGAGTTTATGCCGCCGACAACAGTTGATGCCGTTAGTTCAGTCGCACTTGCACCGCTCGCGTTCACGCTCTTGAATACGCGCATCCTGAAACGCCCTGCCTGAGCCGACGCCGTTGTTGCTCTTATGGCAAAGGAAAATGACCATGCCAACGCATTGTCAAAGGTTCCCGTCACCGGAGCAGGCGTCTTGAACGCATTGGCAGTTGTGCCAGTCAGGAACGATGCAGGCTTGGGTGTCGTCGTCTGTGAGCTAAACGATCCTGATGCCTGCTTCGTACCCGCATCAAACTCACATGAGTTGCCTGATGCGATTTTGGCAACTGTCCAGCCATCGGCGCGTGAAGCAGCCGTCTGAGCCACACCATCAACAAGTGCAGCGAAGTTGCCGTCAGCACCCGAAGCGACATAATAGGTTTTTTGAGCCATTACACGACCCGCTCAAACTTGTAGGAGCATCTAGGTTTGTCAATGATCTGACCAGGATGCGTCGGGAACACGTTGCAGCCGTTCAGGTAGTACGGATTTTCACGATCAGCGCAAGCGTGTAGACCGTCACTTTGTAGACGCAACAACGGACAAGCTCCAGAGATTTCAGGCTTGCCCATCTCGCCCTCGAACGGATCACCCCAACAACACTCCCCACAACGACAACATTCACCCGTTCGAGCAAATGTGATAAACGAGCCATCTGGCTGCTCGTGTGTGAATTTCAGCATTATGATGCCGAGTAAACCTCTGTGACCGCAGGGCCGAATGGCGGGTTTGAACCTGTGCCTGCCCCGCCCGCCCCATACCAAAGGGTGCCTTGATTCGCATTCCATGACTGGAAGTTTGGCGTGAAAGTGTATGAGTTTCCCGGCGTCAAGCCCGTGTAGACCTGAGAGAAATTGAGCCGGACTTGAGGCGATATGACAGTCCCTGTTGATCCGCTCTGATGCAGAAGTTGCTCGGTATACCCGATAGCAACGCCAGCCGAGTACATGCTGCAAGAGATGATGCCATCCCCGTTAGCGTTGTTGTACCGAGTTTGCCCCAGGATCGAACATTTCACAAGGACATTGCCCGATGGTGGCGCGATGAAAGTCACGGCCAGACCTGTTACCGGGATGACCGCACTCGCAGTACCCAGGTTGATAGATATTCCTGATGATGTCAGTTGCGTGTATGCAATCAACGTCCCTACTGGCGGTGCAGGAGCAGGGATATTGTCAACGTCCGTAGCAAGATTTTTGATGTCCTGCTGGACGTTTGGCGGGTCAGTTAGCTCTGGATACCTCAGAGCATATTTCGTAGTTGTTCCCATAATTTCACCCCAAAGAGATTACGGGGGATCCATCTGCGGTAGATGAAATCCCCCGTATTTTTACGAGAACGTGATCTGGGCGGTCAGCGTCCATGTCCCGGAGGATTTCGTACCGAGTGCCGCAACCTTGCGATTCAGGTTCGTCGTACCGACCGTGAACCCTGCACCGGACGCCGTTGTCGCACCGGCCGAGATCGACCACTCACCCCAGACCTGGTTCGCTTCCGCGCCTGTGAAATCCGACTGAAAACTGACCGTCTGATTGGAGCGCGATGGGTATGTCGCGTTCATCGCCTTGTAGAAGCCGCCAGCCTGAAGATCCGTCTGTGTCGCGGCCTCTGCCGTAGCCGAAGTACCGACGCCTGTAAATGCGTTGGCGTTCGACCACGGGTTTCCAGCCGTCTGGTTGGTCAGGACGGTGGCGATCATCGTCATGTCCATCAACCGCTGGATGCCCTCGTTGAGAAGCAGGTTCCCGTGAATTTCCTCGAGAATTTCAGCTTCTCCGACAAGCTCGCGTAGAACCAAGCTTGGAATTCCCTCGTGAATCGGCATCATTCTCGGCACGAGCAATTTCCGTACCGGAGTGATGATCTCACGAAGCTCTGCCGGGACGTGTGAAATCCCTTGATGATCGAGCTTCTTTGCTGCGAAGTCACACGCTTCCTCGCTCCACTTCTCGCAGAGCCAGGTTGTCTCGTGCTTTATCGTGTCAAGCACTCGTGTCACCCCCAACGGCTGCATCGCCAGAAGTAACCGGCGTGTAATCCAGGTCGGCCACCGCCTGTAGCTCCGGTGGAATGTCCTCCCCTGCCTCCGTCATCTGCGCGACAACTTCCTGGGCGCTCGCCACGACAGATGAAATTGTCGGCATGTTTGGACTGGGGATGATGTTCTGCGGGTTGATGTCGTCGTCCATGCCGCCGAGTGCCCCGCCACTGACGAGTGTTGCGATATCTTCGGCCGTCTGATTCGCTGCGTCCAGATCGTCCTCTGAAATCTCCTCGCCAGGTGCGAAGTTTTTCTCGATCACCGGCAGGTTGATATACGTCAGAGCCTTGTACGGCCCAGCCATCTGTTCCTCCCTTCGGTAAATTTCAGAGGGGCATGGCGAGTGCCCCCCTGAAATTTCAGAGCGGCATGGATCATGTGCTTGATGTTGCCAGCGTGACTTCTTCGACCGAATTCGGGATATCGAGGTAGAGGCCACGACGAACGCGAGCGACTTGCTGCCCCTCGATGAGCCGTGAAATATCGGCAGGCCCGATGTCGATGCGAAGATCGTGGTGGACAAGCTCCTTCATGCGGAAATTTGGCATGATGAAATAGCACTTGCCCGCCGTGACGCCGGGGTACACGTACGACTTGACGCCGTTCGTGACCGTTGCGCCGTTGTAGTAGATGATGCCGGTGAGCGGAACGCGCCGAAGCGGGTTGCCCTGGGCATCGATGACCGGGGTGAGCAGAGCGTCCTCGATCTGAAAACGATCTGCCTCGTTCGCGAGGATCCAGGACGGGACACGCTGCGGAACTGCAACCGCCGCATGCCGGTACGCCTGTTGAAAACCAACAAGCGTGTTCGCCTGGAGCGAGCCGTTGCCAGCCACCGCCGCCGTCTTGTTCCCCGCCGCGTAGGTGTACGCGATGATCGGAGACAGGTGAAGGTGATTCAGAAGGTAATTGTACGCCCTCCCGAAGGCACGGCTGTTCATCGAGATCTCGTACGAGCGGTCGTACTCGATCATGTCCTCTGTCCACTCGAAACCAGCGGCATACGTGGAGATCGGGACGAAGCTCGGGACTCCAGCCTTCGCGAGCGAGCCGAAGATGATTTCCCCTGCCTCGAATTTCTCCATGAAAACGACGTTGGCGTCGAAGATGACATCCCCGCCGATCTGCACCGACCCGCCGGGGAACGGCCCATTTACACGCTCGTACAGAGACGTGTAGAGCACCGGCACCTGAGCAAGGCCCACATCGATATCGATGCGCACCTTGGTCAGGAGATCCATCGCCCCGTCGGACGTGGTGATCATCTCTGAGACGGGCTGAAGAAGATCGATCTCCAGCGCGTCCTTGAGAAATTCATCCGACTGGGTTTCCATCTCGGAAGCCGAGACGAGTTGCACCGAGGCGATTTCACCAACCATCCGGCTCGGTGTCCAGCGGCGATGCGTGAGATCGGCGAAATTCGCCGACTCGGATGGTGACTGAGCGCCCGACAACGGGCCGAAGCGCCCATCGTGCCCGATGAACATGCGACCGTTCTCCCGCCGCGTGATCTTGTCGATGGTCAGCGCGTCAGGAATCAGGACGGACGACTGATTTCCTTTTGCCATGAATTTCCTCCCTCCTGATTACCCGATGTTGAGGGCACGAACTGCGGCGTACCCGTTGGCGTCTTTCACTTCTTCGACCTTCGCACAGGCTGCGCCTGTCGGCGTCACGGTAATGTCCGTGTCGCCACGCTTGAAGCCTGCCCCGGCCGTCCAGAAAAGCGGATCCCCGATTGCGGGAGCCGCCCCTGCCGGAAGCTTCACGTACCAGATCCGATCCGGGGCAATTTCCATGTCCATCACGCGGAGCGTGTCGCTCGCGCCGATGGTCTTCAGGGCGAATCCCGTCCACCCGTTGATGCGGTAGAGATCGCCCTTGACGATGGCCTGAGCCGCAGGAACGGTAACGCCGTTCTGCGTTGCCCGACCGTCATGCTTCAACTGACCCATCTCCCAACTCCTTCCTTGCTCATCAAAGAATGTTTTCAGGATTTCACTACTGCGCTGCGTCGTCCTCCTCCAGGGCCGCAACGATGTCGGCCTTGGTTGCGCCCGAAGGAATGTCCAGGCCACGATTTTCAGCCTCGGTCGTGAGATCGGCCTTCGTCTGCTCGTCGTAGCTCGTGGCAGTGTCGCCGGACGTGTCCTCGCCCTTGAGATCGCTCTCCAGGTCGGAACCGCTGGACGTGCCGGGGAAGCTCTGGCCGACGTTCTCGGCTGAAATCGTGCCCTCGTAGCCCTTCCCGTACTCCTCGTCGATCCGTGCAGGATGATCCTCGGGAAGTGACTCGGGATTGAACGGGTGCTGATCGAGCGGAAGTAGCCGACCCGCCGATGTAATTGCGGCCGGTGAGCCGTAACCTGGCGGGCCGACAACGACGGGCTGCATGTCCATGCTCTGCTCCTCCTCGCTCATGCCTGCGACCTTGAGAGCGGACTGGGGAGTCTCGACTAGCTCCTCCGGATCCGGGTTCTCCTCATCAAGCCACGAGCCGTCTGAAATTGCCTCGTCCTGGGGCTGGATTTCCGCGTCTTCCTCGACAAGCCCAGCCTCGGCACGAGATGCCGGGTTCTTCTTTTGTGGCGTTGTAGCCATTTTCCTCCTCCCTACCTTGCAGAGCGGACGCGAATCCGCGATGTCACGAGTCCGGGCTTCAACTCGCGCTGGCCACCGCGACCGTGCTCGGTGCTCGGAGGCGAAACAGGAGTGCCTTCCATCTCCGAAACCTGAGCCTTGATCGCGGGATCGGTGTCAATGAAATTGTTGACCATTTCACTGACGACCTTCAGATCCTTGTCGTCGTCGCCCGACGCCTGGAAGCTGCGGAGATCTTCCTGCTCGGACACGATGAGCCGCTTGACGAGCGAGCGGGTTCCCTCGTCCTTGAATTTCTTGACGAGAACCGACTCCAGAAGCGTGTCGCGCACGGTCTTGCCCGCGTCACGAATCGACTCCAGCGCCTTGGAGAGCACGGTCACATCGTCTGTGTCGTCTTTCAGTCCCAGCATCCTGCGAAATTCCGGGATCAGATCGAGCGACGGCTTGACAGTCGATGCGTCCGTCTCCATCTCGGAAACCTTCGTTTCGAGAGGAGTCTTCACGGCCGTCTCGATGGTGACAACGAGATTCGGATTGTGCGCCCGAAGCTCGTTTTCACTGAGAGCGGCAATTTCCTCTGGCTTCAAGTCGTTTCCTCCTTCCATTTCACTCGTGAGCGAACCGACAAGGCGAGCGTTCATCCCGGCAGAGCGCGGGCGGGCCAGATCGATGGACTCGATGATGAACTGCTTGATTTTCACACCCTGCTCGAAACGCTCCTGGGAAACCTTCCCTCTCCAGGAAACGTTTTTCACAAGCCCACGGCCAAGGTAATCCCTGCCCTTGGTTCCAGGAAGGACGTACGCCTTGACCGCGAGCTTTGCCTTGTCACCGACCTGGGAGAGCTTCGCACCAAGCCACTGAAGCTGAATTTCAGGGAAGACGTACGGATCGTCTTCTTCCTTGATGTGCCCCATGTAGCCGACAATCGGCTCTCCGCTCGCTGCCGAATTCATCTCGGCGGCTACATCCGTGAAAAGCTCTGGCCCCCAGAAGCGCTTGCTCTTGCTCCAGCCGGACTCGATCACGAATGTTGCGAAACGTGGATCATCGTCGCCCTCGGTGACACGGGCGAGGATTTCAGGTGAAATCCGGACGACGGCATTCGGATCGGTCGTCATCTCGACGAACGTCTCGAATACCTCGGTAATTAGATCGTCGTCCATGACCTACGTGAACTGCTTGCGCTTGAGCGTCTTGCCGCCGGTCTGCATCTGATTGCTGTACGGAATTACCTTCTGATGCCCGGAGGTAGCCCCCTTCGGCGGCTGCGGGGTTCCATCGAGCTTCGTGACCGCGCCCGGAGCCTTCGACGGGTCGTAGCGCGGATTGGCGTTGTTCGTGAATTGATCCATAACGGGTGAAAACAACGCCGGGGCAGGAGTCGCCGGGTTCTGCGGATCCGTCACGACATGCTTCCGCTGCACAGACGCCTTGGATTTCACGGTCTTCCGAGTCAACTGTGACTCATCGTGAAAACTCCCCGCCTTCTGGTTCGCCGTCGCACCCTTCGGCGTCGTCTTGCTCTGCGGGTTGAACGCTCTCTTGATTTGAACCATCAATTACCTCCTCTCTACTTGCGCTTGCGAGTCAAAATCCGATAGACGGATTTCTTCTGGAGAATCTTGCCGGACGGCCGGTTACGGTTGTCCGGGAACATCACGATTCTCGCCATGAATTTCCTCCTAACCGCGCAGGAGCCGTAGCCCGCGCATTGACGGAATTGCAAATGTGAGAATCGTGCGGCCTGGCGGCGTCAGTCCTGTCGGCGTAGACGAGATCAACTTGTGCCGTCTCACCAGCGGCGTGATGTTCGTGAATTTCCTGAGTGCCATCACTTCCCTTTCTTCCTGGTTCCCTTGGCCGTCTTTGTGGATTTCTTCTTGCGACCCCCACTCTTGGAAAACGGAGCAGCCTTCTTGCCCTTGAAATTCGAGAGAGGCATCACTTCCTCCTTCTGGCTCTTGCCCGCCTTCTTCTGCCCGCTGCGGCCAGCTTTGCCATTTTCCGTTTTCCGTATTTCTTTCTGCCAGCCGCTGCCGCGATAGCCCGACCTTTCCTGCCACCGCCTGCTGCCTTCGCAACGGCACGAAATCTCGCGCCAGATCCGAGCTTCGGTTTTCTTGCTCGCTTCCGTGCCATTTCACTTTCTCCTACGCCTCTTGGCCCTAGCTGCGGTCATTTTCATCGGGTTCTTTGCTCCACTGCGCTTCTTGAGCTTCGGCTTGCGAATTCCCTTGCGCCTTCCAGTTCTAGGTACGTGCGGCCGTGTTCTCATTGTCCTGGCGGCACTGGCTGCAACTGCGGCGAGAGATGTGCTGAAATCGGATGACGTGGATTCGGACTGAGGCTTGGTGAAACCAACGGTTGTGGCAGAGCAGCTTGAGCCTTTGCCGCCTCGTCTGCTGCCTTCTTCTTGTCGGCCTCGATATCCTTCTGCTCCTGCTCGATAGATTTCATCGCCGGGAGGAATTCCTTGAGCATCCGCTTGTACGTCTCCTCTGAAATTTGACCACGATCAACTGCAACCTCCAAGCCCATGACGAGTTGCTGAAATGCCTGAGCGTAGACGACGAGATCGTCCACTCTCACCATCTCCCACGAGAGCTTCGCCCTCGTCGGGATCTGATTGCTCATCACGAGCACCATTTTCAGAAGCTCCTGGATCGGCCTCTGAAAAGCTCTACGCTTACGCTCGATCTTCTTCAGGAACGGAACCGTCTGAGCGTTGCGGTCTGAGTTGGCCGTACCGCTAGAGACGCGCAGGAAGGCCCACTCGGGGGTTTGAGACGCGACACAGATACAGTCGATGAGGAATTCCAGAAGCGTGTTCGTGTCGCCCAGGACGGATTTCGCTTCCAGGAACGCCATCTCGTCCTGTTGCTGAAGGAACAGAATTTCACGACCGCGCCAGGAGATCTCCGCATGCGGCATGATCTCTCCCGTCGTCGGATCGACAGCCTCCGGGAAGTTGTTCTTGATGAACGGGGCAACATCGCCCAATTTCATGACGACCTTGGGTGTCGAATGGTATTTGTGCGCAGTCAGACCCTGCTTGAGCACATCGTTGAACGCCTGCATGAAAGGCAGGACGGCCTCGAAATCGCTCTGACCAGATTGCAGAGCACTGTCCCACTCGTTGTAAACCTCCAGAAGCGGCACGAAGCCCCAGCGGTTCGGAGCTTGCATGCTCGTGAGCCACTTGTTGTCCGTCTGGTCGTAGTACCTGAAACTATTCTGGTCGATGATTTCAAGCACGTCGTGTTCCTCGGTGGTCGGATCTGTTCCGGTCGCCGGATTTCCCTCGTCCTTGACCACGGTGAAAATGTGGCGAATTACAGCCCGCTCGATCACACGCTTGTTCCGCATGTCGCGCTCGATATCAACAAGCTCGGGCGGAACAATTTCAAGTGCGCAATGCTCTGCCTCATCGAGCGTCATGAGCGGATCGAGAATGTCCGGCCGTTGGACACGGACAACTGTCTTGGAATCCCTGATCGAATCCCTGAGCATCTGTTGGATTTCATCGACCCAGAAATTGCTCAGACAATCGTTGAGGAAATCGTTCATCGTCTCGTCTTCGGTCGATGCAACTGGAATTCCGATGAAACCGACCTGGAGATCGATCATTGGCTTCGCGAAGCCCGCGCCCAGATTCAGGTCGCCGTCGTTCCTGTAAAGCTCTCGCGTAAGCTTGTAATTCACTTCCGAAGAAGTCGGCCGCTTGTCCGTCCAGAAACTGAACGTGAACGAACGAGGCAACCACGAGCGCAGAGTATTTCCTAGTCGCGCCGGGAAGATGTAACGGGTTAGATCCGTCACCTGTTCTCCGACTTTTCTGAAAATATTCATCTCACTCACCCAGGAAGTGGTGGAGGCGCTGGCAAGCTTCCCACTGAGCCACTTGCGTTGATAGCGACATTGGCCATGTCTTTTTCAGGATCGCCGCCAAGCGCAGTAAGAATCTTCTGGGCAATTTCAGCCGGTGTATCAGCGATGCCCTCATCGTTTGCCCCAATGGTGATTATTACTTGAACATTCATGTTTTCATCCTTCCGCGTAGAAGGTGACACCGCTCAGAGTTACCCAGTTGGCAGGCCCAAGCGAAACTGTTACCTGTCCCGACGAGTCCACCCGCCACGTCTCGGGGTACGTCCCAGCACCATTGGCAGTGTTGAAAATAATTCCTTTGCCAGCACCAGGCCGACAGTCAACCGGGAGTGTGAAAACACCAGTACCTGCCCCGCCTCCAATTGAAATAAGCCCCTCGCAATAGACGACTCCTGCTCTCTTACAGATCCGTCCCGGCCCCCAGTGGCTCGTGTCGTAATCACCACAACCACCGCCATAGCCAGAGAAATTGTTGATGTTCGCCCACGGCGCATCAAGTAGCTGCCACGGCTGCCATCCACCATTTTGGCATGTCCGTCTCCACCGTCTTGCCGGATATTCTGTAAATGCCCAAACTTCCTGAGTCGGCCAAGACGTGTTATGACAGACGACCCAACCAAGAAGCCAGCCAGGAGCACCCCACGCCGCATTTCCTCCAGGCGCGTTTGCAGCATTTGGAGATGTGTACCAGCCATTCGTGGTGCAGGCGTTCCAGTCGGTGAAATTGGTATTTGCGGTTGGTGCGAGCCGCCCACTCGCAACAGCGGGCACGTCGGCATCTAAAATTGCAGACCAAACAGGTACGCCACCTTGACCTTTGAGCCACTGGCCATTTACGACGGGTGGAATTTGTGGGCCAGCGCCACTGCCGCCATTCCAGATTGGAACCCACTTCGTTGCGACAGGATCGGGAGAAGTCATGACACCCTCACCGGCAAAATCCACAGTGAACGCGCAGAGAAATTGAAAGTATTTGGGACTCCAGCGGCGTTGATTGCGGCCAAGATAAGCTGTTGACCTTGGTTTGCCGTGATGATCGACTCTGAAAAAAGTTGGTAATTCCTTGTATTTGCCATGGTACCATCGGCGAAATCTGCCGAATCACCAACCGGCCCGGTAGTTTGGTTGTAGATCTGGACTGATGAAATAAACGCACCAGGCACACACGAGGCAATGCAGGCGAACCCGGCCTGGTAGCGGCCGGTGCGCGGAAAGAATACAGTCGGCGTACCTGGAAGCCCCTGCCAGCTACTGCCCAGAGCCAGCGGATTACTTCCTCCCGGTTGGCTCAAGATTTTCGCCCCACCGACGAATTCCCATTTGTACGCATCGCCCGTATGACCGGCGTTGTAGCGAAACCGCAACTGGTACGTCGGATTGGAAATTGAGTCCACCAGGATATGCTCCATACCATCGGCCGGACTAGCCGGAAGGCTCGTGCCGTAACTGGGTGAAGTTGTTGGTGGTGCCCAAGGCGTCGGGGAATCCGTTGTCGGCGCAACGCACAGATAGGTGACACCGTTGTAAACCACGATGTCTCCATCTGTATAATTTCCAGCGGCCCAGTCACCACGATATCTGAAATCCGGCATCGGGCCAGGGCCAACAGGAACCCATTTTGTAGCTGCGGGATTGGGAATTGTCGTACTCATGGTGGCCCAAACGCAATCCAGTTGATTCGGACAACCCAGTTCGTAAGCAGGGCACCACCTACGCAGTTGCGAAGCTCCGGAACCCAGTAGGTATCGTAATTTCCACGGGTGCCGATAGTGAACTGGGCAGCATTCGCATCTCCGTTGATTCCAACCACTCCGTAGGCAGGGCCACCAAACGGAACTGGATAGCCAATCGTACAAAGACCGGCACTGTCGCTCTGCATGACATTTGAGCCGTACTGGACTTTCGCATTCGCGCCGTAGGTGTTGACACCGCCTGAAATATCGGCAGGTGTAATTGGTGCCCACACTGCTGCACCGCCGACACCTTTGATCCACTGCCCGTTGACAACGGGTGGAATTTGTATCCAGGAGCCGGATGACCAGGCGGTTGGTGCAATTCCGACGGTGCCATTCACGACGCAGACGTAGGTGATTCCGTCAGGGCCAATTACATAGTCGCCGTCGTTGTACGTCGTCGCGGGATTGTACGCGCCAACGTATTGCATTCCGGCAGAGCCTCCACCGCCTCCACCGCCGCCCGTAGTGTTGTAATACGTGAAGGCGACTCGCACGTCGGCGTTGTTACTCGGAAGCGAACCCGTGAAGCTGTCGCATTCGACCGGGAAGGTGATCCAGCTTCCATTGTCGATTGGAGCGGCTGTAATTGTGTAGCGACCGAGCTTGCTCGCGTCGTTCTGATCCTGGACGACGATGTTGTCACCGATTCCCGCATTCGTGAAAACGTTCGTCCAATCGACGCCCGAGTACGTCGTCTTGTTCACGTTGATCTGAGTCGCGGAATTCCAGTCGGCCGCATTGAGGCCGAGCCTGCCGGATGTGGCCGCAGTCGTCTGGCTCGTTGTAAATCTCCATGACTGAAGAAGCGTTGTGCTCAGGCCCGAGACATCATCGGCCGTGATCTGATCCCAGGACGGGCCGGATATCGTGGATTTCAGGAATTTCCCTGGATCGGCAGGAGGGATTCCCCGAAGTGCTCCTAAGCCGTTTGTCGTTTCCGTCGTGCTCATTCGGGAATTTCAGCTTCCTTCGGCTCTGAGGCAGTGGTCAGGAGGTTCTCAAGCTGCTCGATCACCTGTGCAGCCTGCTCCTGGACTTCAGGAGACGCCTTGCGCAGTTGCTCGATGATCCCGTCGTCCGTGAAAACCGTGCGGTTCTCGTTGACCTGGAGCCGTTCCGACTTCGTGGCCTTGCCAAGACCCGCCCTGTCGAGAATTTCACCAGCGGCCTGGAGGACGATCTTGTCGTCTTCGGCCGAGCGCATGATGTCAACCAGGGTCTGCACTGCCTCGATCATGTAATCCTGAAGAAGGTCGAGCGCAGCGGCAGGGAGAGCGGCCCTGAGCGTTACCAGTTTTTCGGAGACTGCCGGATCGTTGAGCAATTCCGCGATCTGGCTAAGGCCGACATTGAGGATGCGGGCGATCTGCTGTTTTTCATAGCCAGCGATCCTGAGCACGACAACGATGTCGATGACGTGATCGCGCTCGCCCGGAAGGAATTTCCGAGAGAGCGTGAGGTTCTTCTTGTACCGCCGCCGGATCTTGTCGGCTTCGCGCGATTTCGCTTTCGCCCGGACTTCGGGGCTTCCATTTCCTTTTCTGTAATACTGTGTGGGCATTTTACGCTCCCGAGATGATCGATTTGTTCATCGCAGATGAAAGTGCAGAAGGAATTTGAAGCTGCGGGCTTTGAATTGCAGCTACCGAGGCGAACATCCCCGCGTGATGCCAGTGGTCTGCATTTCTGTTCTTCCTCCAGCGGGCTACAACGTTGCCTCTGAGGTTCTCCTCCTCCACCCTCACCATCTGCGTCAATTGATGGTAGAGGCCGTTGTACGGCTTCCCAGGCATCTCCTCGCCAAGCTCCCTCGCATCCATCGGAAAGACGGTCACACCGTCGATCATGTCGCGGATGAAACCGTCGAGCGCCATCGTCTTGTCGATGGTCACGTAGCCAGGCTCGCCATATTTCAGGATGCTGAAATTTGCGGCTTCGTGGGCTTGAGGACGGTCGTCTGAGAATCCGATCCAGAGTCGTCCGTGGTATTTCTGAGCAAGATCGTAACTCTTGCTTTTTTCAGGGTGCGCATCGATCACTCCTACCCACGATGAGAGAGACATGAGGAATTTGTCGAGATCATCCCACTTGCGGAACGTTTTCAGGTTCCACAGCATTTTCCTTTTGTTCTGGCCGAAGTGCCAGCACCAAACGTGAATGACGGTGCCAACGTCGATCCCGACCGAGACGGAGGAATTGGGAAGCCCGCCGATCTTGTAGCCCGGTGCCCTGATCCTGTCGAGAAGCTCCGGTGTAATTCTGTCGCCCGAGGCCGTGTAGGGCAGGCCCATGTTCTGATTCCAGAAGCTTCGGAACATCCGCTCGTCTCTCTGACCCTTGAAATACCCCTGCATGATCTCTCGCAGAGGCTGGGTCGGAGAGTTGAACTGTGAAATATGGTAGCCACGGATCTTCCCGTCGAGGCGCATCGGAGTCCAGCGGCCGTTCGCATTGAGTCCAGCGCGTTCGTTGTCGGAGATTTCACGATGACAGAACGCGCACTCCAGGACGCATTCGTCGGCGGTGTCACCGAGCTTCAGGTTCGAGTAGTCGAGGGAGGACTCCGTGAAATTCAGAACCTGAAATCTTCCACATCCGGGACAAGGGACTTCCCAACGGTGCTGATCGGAGTATTCCCAGGCGTCATCGCCATAGACCCCGTAGCCATCGACGGTCGGAGTCGAGAGAATGACAATTCTTTTGAACGTCGAGCCGTCCATGCGGTGGCGGGCATCGGGAAGATTTTCCTCCACCATGTGATCGCGCTCGTCCCAGACCTCAAAATCGACCGGGACTTCCTGAAGCTCGCGAAGAATGTTCGTCCCTCGGATGTAGAAATTCACTCCGTCTATCGTCTGCTTGTGGAGCCGGTTGTCCACTGAGGCGAATTTCATGGAAAGCTGGGGGTTGCTCTCGATGATGGGATCGATTCTGGCTTGAACAAACGGGACTGCTCCTGTTTTCAGAGGCAGAAGGTAGAGTCCGTTCAACCGGCGCTCTGCAACGTTGTGCAAGCTCTTGGTCAGAAAGGTGACCGTGAAGGCCATCTGAGCGGCCTTTGGAATTACAATCTCCGGGCTGTAATCCCGGATCACCTGGCGGACGTACTCTCGACCTATAAGGCTGAATGGCTTCCCATCCACCTTCAATTCCATACCGACGGCCCACTCGTCCGGCCTGGCCATCGAGCGGAGAGATGAAAATGAGGGAGGGGTTGACGCCTGGGGTTCGCTGGAACGCTTCCTACGTGAGGAAACCGGCGACATTGGCCCTACGAATAGGGACTGGGCTGGGGGCGAAAATCGAGCAAGCTGAGAAGTCTAACGAAAAAAGGGCCGAGCCTGGAATTACCCAGACCCGGCCCAGTTCCAGTCCGTGCCGTCTGACCGCGAGGAGAAGCGCTGTCTGACGAGGGGATCCTACCAGATGGAGCGAAGCTCGCCTCCGTGCTCCTTATGCTCCTCTATATAGGAGGAGGATATAGGATGAAATTAGTAAGGAGGAAATAGAGAAGGGGGCAGGTTCCCTTCACGAGCAGCGGACGGATGTGGTTTGGTGCTCATGTCGGGAACCTGCTGGGGCTGAGCATACAAAAGATTAGCTGCTTTTCAGGTGCCCTCCACGCTTGTAGATCGAGTTGGCCTTCTGGCGGGCTGTATTTCCTGTTCCCTGTTCCTCGGCTTTCAGAATGAAAATACGGGATCCCTCCATGTAGCCGTACTCCCGGACGAAATTGTCGAAAGCCTTCTGAGTGCCTCTGGGTTGGGCTGAAATCAGGAAGGGCAGGCGAGGGGTTTTCTTTCTTTGTGTCATTTTCTTCTCCTGGGCCAGGTGAGGACGAGTGCGCAGGCGAGGCAGAACACGAGCAGGATGATGAGGACGGTCATTTGGCTGGCGGGAGGATCTTCGTGATTTCAGTATCCTCTAGCTCATCGGTCAGGAACCAGCCGACGATCTTGTTGAGCCGTTTTCCCATCTCCTGACATTCGGGGTCTTGCTGAATCTGAAGCCAATGGGAGATCATTTCAGAAGCGCCCATGAGACGGCCGACGTAGAAAGGAAAATGAGGGTCTTGCTGAAGATCTTCCAGGTCGCGCTGTTTTCTTCTTCTTCTCATCATGTTTGTAATTTACGGAATCAGAGGGAAATTGGGCGTCTGGTCGAAGTTGATGAAATATTCAAAGCCGTCCACGAGTTTTTCATCCGGTGGTAGCACTCGGCCAGTCTTTGTCTCCTGGATGTGACTGGTGAAATTGATTCCCCAGCAATTTTGCAGAGACTGTCTAATAGATTCTGGCGTCTCTCCAGGCTCGATCTGAAATACACCGAGTGGATACAGCCGGATCATGAGGCTTTTTCCTGGAGAGTCGTGCGCTGGAGGACTTGCAGGGAGATTTCAAGCTCCCTGAGTGCTCGTGCGTAATTCTCAGCGGCACTGACTGAGGGCGATTGCCGCTTGTCCTTCGAGGCTTTGAAGGCACTGTGGGCTTTCTTGACGTTTTCAGATGCGTCCTGGTAGTCATTTTGTGGATTTCGCTGGCCGGATAGGACGCTATCCACTCTGCGAGCGATCTCCCGTTCGTCACTGTTCATGTGAATCATGGTAGCAAAAGGGTCAAATC